AAACTCACTACACAGCAGTTGGGATACTTCTGGAGACCAGAAGAAGTTTCACTGCAAAAAGATCGTGGAGATTATCAAACACTTCGCCCTGAACAAAAGCATATCTATACAAGCAACCTCAAGTATCAGATTATGCTTGACTCCATACAAGGGCGTGGTCCTGGGATGGCTTTTATACCTTATTGCAGTCTACCCGAACTAGAGGCATGTATGGAGGTCTGGGGGTTCATGGAGATGATCCACAGTCGTTCCTACACATACATCATCAAGAACGTCTATTCAGACCCATCTGAAGTCTTCGACAAGATTGTTACTGACCCACGTATCCTAGAACGTGCTGCAAGCGTTACAGGAGCATATGATGACTTTATCAATAGTGCCCAAACTTGGGGCAATGGTAATATGTGGCAACAAGATTTTAGAGATTCACCTTCATCTAAATGGGAAATTAAAGATGTCAAACGCAAACTCTACAGAGCAGTTGCAAACGTTAACGTTCTTGAGGGTATTCGGTTTTACGTTAGCTTTGCTTGCAGTTTCGCCTTTGGTGAACTTAAGCTCATGGAAGGATCCGCAAAAATTATCTCTCTCATCGCAAGAGACGAAAATCAGCATCTAGCAATCACTCAAAACATTTTAAACAAATGGAGGAGTGGTGATGATCCTGAAATGAAACAGATCATGAAGGAAGAGGAAGAGTGGACTTATAAATTATTTGCTAATGCTGTGAATGAGGAGAAACGTTGGGCAGACTATCTGTTCAAGGATGGATCTATGATTGGTCTGAACGATAAACTACTTCAACAGTATGTTGAATGGATTGCCAATCGTCGTTTAGTTGCAATAGGTCTGAAGAGACAGTATGATATCCCAGCTAAGAACAATCCACTCCCCTGGACACAGCACTGGATCTCTTCTAAGGGTCTTCAGGTAGCACCACAGGAGACTGAAGTTGAGTCTTATGTTGTTGGTGGGATCAAGCAGGATGTGAAAAAGGACACATTCAGTGGATTCCAACTCTAAACCGTGCTTAAATAGGGGGACATGAGTTTCCCCTATGCCTAAGAATCAACTGAAGAAAGAAGAGTTGAAAAATCGTGTACTTCAATTAAAAAATGATGTATACGAAGAACCCGATACGGTGTGGAGGGGTGATCGAGATATGGCACATAAATATCTCGACAAGGTGTTAAACATTATTGATGAGTATCGATACTGATTATGAAAATCCATGGATGTATTTGGAGAGACCTTTTACTAGTGACGATGTTCATGACTACTATGGTTTTGTTTATAACATTACCAATCTCACAAACCAACGACAATACATTGGGCGAAAGTATTTTTGGCAGCATAGAACACCAAAAGGAAAGAAACGCAAAGTAAAATCAGAATCAGATTGGAAAAAGTATTATGGGTCTTGTCCAGAACTTAAGGAAGACATTGAACGGTTGGGTAGACAAAATTTTAGTAGAACTATCCTGTCATTACATAAAACACCTGGCAAAACAAACTTCGAAGAAACAAAACAACTCTTCCTCAACGGAGTCCTCACCGAATCCCTTGACACAGGAGGACCTGCATACTACAATGGCAACATACTCAGCAGGTACTTCCGAAAAGACTATTATGGTGGAGACTGAAGAAATTGTATCCGAAGTTCGTGAATGGGCAATTGGTAAAGTTCAAGAGTACAATGACAAAGGTGTTGAGCGAATCTATGATTCATTTGCAATCATGGCTGAGTTTGATGAATGGTTTGATCCTAAAGAAGATCTAGAGGTTGTATCACTTGACGAAATTACTAGAGAGCAGTATGATGACTTTGTTGATCACTCAGACGGTATCGAAAGAGCATAATCAACTGCGGTGACCCCCTTGGTAGTTCAGGGTTAGCGGCGATAGGAACTACTACTAGACTCAGTAGCTCAGATGGATAGAGCAACTGCCTTCTAAGCAGTCGGTCATAGGTTCGAGTCCTATCTGAGTCGCTGGGCATCAAGAGAGACCACCACCACCTCCTCTCTTGTGTAAGGCCCATTCATACGCGGAATTAGTTTAGAGGCAAAACTAAAGGTTTCCAACCTTTCGTCACCAGTTCGATTCTGGTATTCCGCTTTCTCCAAACTATTATTATGTCTCAGTATGATTTTGGAGGACTTGAAAGACATCCTGTCAATATACTAAGATTGATTAGTGAATTAGAGGGGTCATCCCAAATGTGCAAATACATGGGGTTTCAAGATGATATGGATACTCTTAATGAAATGAAGAAGAGATATTATAAACTCTACTTTAAAACAAAGAAAGAGTACAACAATCCTCTGTAGCATAACGGTAATGCAAACGACTGTTAATCGTAGGACTGCAGGTTCGATTCCTGCCGGGGGAGTTGGGCGAATAGTTCAGAGGTAGAACACTTGATTTACATTCAAGTTGTCGGGGGTTCGATCCCCTCTTCGCCCATGTCGAATTCAAAGTATTACTAATGATTACTATCAGATGCAAAGAATGTAGAAAAGAACTGACAAGCACTAGCAAAATTCAGTTCTGTGGTTGTCCTAATCAGATGAGTGTTGTGGATAACAAGATCGGTGCCAAAGACTTGGATAAAGTTGTGATGGTATCTAATAATGTAGAGAGAAAGATTGATAGTCACTTCTCTAGTCAGGAGCTCATTTATCAAGAAGAGAGAAGAAGACGTAAAGTACGTCGTATCGAATTTGAAGAGCGTTAGGAATTCCTAACGCTATTGACATAGTGTAGCATCTCGCTACAGTAAATAGTGTTGTAGACACTTTCTTTCTACCATGCATCCCGACGAATTTCAAAACTGGGCAATCATCAAAGAGAAGTTTGAGGAAAACGGCACAACAGACAACTACTATTATAAGCGAGCTTGTGCTATAGTAGGAGGACTACCGGACCCAATGAAGAATCTTCCAAATGTCTCACAGGATGGATGAACTCATACCTGATCACCTTGTATCTAAAAAAGAGTGTCAGGAAATGATTGATAAAGCAATTGACAAACATAACAAAACTGCTACAGTCATAAGTGCCATTCTTGGCGGAATACTCCTTGCGTTTTATTCGCATGGAGTTCTTTCTCTAGTTGGTAGAATTTAAAATATGAGTACATTGTTTGTGTTTGCTTTCATAACGTTGCTTATTTCCGGTATGCATTTAACATGGCCAATAAGATATAGAGGAAAGTAAATGAAAGTTGGATTGATTGGTTTAGGTCGTACTGGTGAAGGTATGGCTCGCCGTATGATTGAAAAAGGAATTGAAGTTTGGGGTTACAGTAGTACCAACTATGAAAGTGCTTGTGGACAATATGAAGCAGGATACATTAGTGGATGTGTAACTTCACTAGAGTATCTTGTCCAAGCAGTTAAATCTGATAGTAAAAAATACACTAGTGCTGGTAGAATTCCTGGTATCTTTCAGATTACACTCCCAGAGCAAAAGGCAGAAGACATACTTGATGAATTACTACCTTTACTTGAGGAAGGTGATATCATCATTGATCACAGTACCACAGACATAGGAAAATGTCAGGAACTGGAACTGTACTGTTCTAAGTTAGGTATCATATATATTTTCTCTGGGGTATATGGAGCACATGTTGCTATTGATGCTTGTTCTAAAATTTTCCAATCCTTATCACCTGGTAATGTATTATGAGTTTATGTATTGGACCAAGTACGATTGTCGGAACACTAACAACCGCAATACTTGGAGTTATGAGTCCCGATGAAGTGAAAACTTATGTTGGAGTTACTTTAGAACCCTATGATAGTGAGCAAATTGATTTAAATGAACCTTCTGGTTCCTTTGGTATTGAATATGATATGTACAAACATATAAGATTGTTTGCCGAACATCTTTCATCACCAATGCAATGTGATGATCATCCTGGTATCAATCATGCAGGTGTAAAATTTTTAGCACCACTATCACCCGATCTTACAGTATACAGTGGTATATCTTTGAATAACTCAAAGTTTGATAGTAAAGATAACTTTGAAGGTCCTCTAGGATCTATTGGTATTGAGTATGGTAATGATTTAAAATTATTTGCTGAATACTTAAGTAGTATAAAAGAATTTGAAGGTGGTAGAACATCTCTAGGATTTAAGGTATTTTTCAAATGACTTTAGCACATGTCTTATTTTTCGGATCACTACCATTCATATGTGCCACCGCATATTTCGGGTACAGAAGAGGTGAGAATAACTATTATGAAACCGACGCCTACTCAGGAAATGGAACAGCGCATTAGAATGAGATATGCGTTTGCAATGTCCTCCTTCGGACGGATGTTTAAACCATCTGGCATCACTATAGAAATGAGAATACTTTGTGATGAATGGTCTAAGATTGAAGAGCAACCACCATACCGAGATTTATATCAAGTCGATCGTTACTTTCTAGAACTTTGGAAAATTAGAGAGAATACTTATGGGCAACATAGCACTTAAAGCAGCACACTTCGCATCTGCTACACTTAATAATCCTTTTGGGATTGGCACTCTAAGTCTCGCACTAGTTTTTGTGCCTATTATTGGTATGCATTTAGTTCATAAGAATGGATGGCAGCATTGGGCACCATTTGACAGCGGACATATCAAGTAGTATAATTTCATTATACATAATGCAACTATGAAATTTTATTCAGTGGAATACTGGCAGGAGAACTGGGAAGAACTCATGGATAGAGTTGAGGGTGGTGAGACGATAGGAATAGAAAATAATAGGGGTGAGAGGGCAGTAATGGTGCCTGCTGATGATGAACTTCTACGAATATACACAGAGCAAAACAACGAAGGACCCTAAGGGACTGTCGCATATTGGTTAATGCTCGCTCCTTATAAGGGCGCAAACTGGGTTCAATTCTCAGCAGTCCTATTTGCTTCCTTAGCAATCTGGTGAATGCAGCAAACTCATAATTTGCCTAAGGTGAGTCCGATTCTCACAGGAAGCACTTGACAGAAACCCTGTCAAA